CTTCACCTCGGATACAATACCGTCAGCGCCCTCTTCACTATGAAACACCCTTCCATCAAGCGATTCATGAGAGTCTCGCACCCTACTGTCATCAGAGTCTGACCACTTAAACGTTTTTAACACCCATGTTTTGGTGTCTAGTCTTGGTCATTTGCCCCAGGATTGAACCGGTCTGATCTCGAGCAATGAACTTTGCTCGATTTACACTTACTTCTTTCGTCTTTCTGATATCCCCAGCCATATCGTTAATGCTTTTACCGCCTTTGACACCTTGAAAAACAATAGTCTCAATACGATTGAAATACTCTTCTGGGATCGTCTTAATGTAGTTGACGTTTTCTTTAACAGACACTTGCATGAATCCTCTTAACCAAGGTTCATTGACAGTAGGATCCACAGCTTTAACTGCACTGACTTGTTTGCTGATATTCCTTTTATTAAATTTATTTACCCCGCGAATAAAACGGCGAGCGATGAATTCCATGACTGTTTGGCTAAATACTGCTTTTATTGCCTTTTCCCTTACTTTCTCCATGGATTCCTGAATTTTGTCTAACATGTTGTCATCTTCAGGAGGTTCGTCAGCGTCATTTTTCATGCTGCTACGATACTTGTGAATCTCGGGGACAATCTCTTTCTGGAATGCCTGCCATACTTCGCTATGAACATTTTCTATAAGCTTCCTAACAGCTGTATAATAGTTCGCCATAACAGCATGAGGGAAACGTGTCGGAGGAGTCTTAGGTTTCCTTGGCATTCTCTTTCACCATCTTCAAATACTCCTCGATATCCCCTATGCTATCGCCGGTCAATTCCGTTATTGAGCTTAATCCAGTCTTACCAAAGCGCGTTTCTCGAACCTCATCAGCAGTTAGCACCTGGTTCATGATGTACTTATCATCAACCTCAGCCATGAGATTACGAATCTCAGCGTCTGTTTTCTTGTCTACATCCCAAATCGGGTTGAAAGTAACTTCCCAATCAATGCTATCTGGATCAATGCGACCTCCTAGCTCATCCTCAGACCATAAAAGCAATCGAATCAGACGCTCAATGAAAGGTCTTAATTCATTCTCTTGTTGAGAGGAAATGCGCATGTAGTAGTTAAGCACATCGTACTGAGCGCCAGTAATGGTACCGGACTCTTGCCCTTTAATAACAGACTTAGGCATTCGTGCAGCACCCGAGAGCGCTTCCCATACAAATGTTAAAAGTTGATCAATGCCTTGGACACTTGTAGACTCTTTGGAAAGCTGTTCATCCTTGCCTAACATAGCAAGACCTTCAGTACGGAACATGAAGTCCATCAGCATGGATGTTTCTTGCTTTTCTTCTTTCGACATCGAGTTAACAGCGTCACTATTGTACTTCTTGAAGGTGAAGTCATAGAGCATTTGACCAACAGACCACAAGGATGTATCAAACACTGTGATCACGTCATACATGGATTCAAGCAACGATTGCCCCTCATATTCATCCTCTAAGCGCCTCGTTTGATCATGGAATAAACGTGTACGGTGCACACGATCTTGAATGCTGTTTCCTGCTATTTGTTCTCCCACTCTTGAAAGACGGTTCATTTGAAAGAACTCAACCTCACCGTATGTTGGGCTGAACATGTCCTCGTTCGGGTAAAAGTGACTGACTTTCCGTTTCGAAAATGCATGAATATAGTCAATGCGCTTAAGTCGTTCAGGTATCAACGGATCGCTAAGCTCAAATTTCTGCGACTCAACTGCTCCAAGAGAAATAAAACCATCCCCATGTAACCGTTCATATCGGCGCATATCCATAAAGGCCTGACGTGCGTTAAGATCTCTTAATTTGTCTAGGATTTCTCGCCTAAGGTTGTCATCGTCCATCTTGAGATTGATCCAGTTCTTGGTCATGTCTTCAGCAGGTATATCGATGATGTTCTGAATGATTCGATTGGAGGCGTACAGGTCTAATAAATCGGTTTCGGCTAGCTTTCTACGATCAGGAGCCTTTTGCCTGGTTAGAGCATCTTTGCTATGACCTTTACCATGTCCAGTCATAAAGTCCTTACGCTGTGCTCGTTCAGCTGCATTCACATGAATCACCTCCATTTCTTGTAACGTTCTAGTAAGGAACTACCGTTTCCGGTAAATATAATTGTGTTCACAAAATAACGATCCCCATCCATGTGGTGATCGTTTTGCTTAATTGGCTTATCTTCACCACGATCTGCTGCTTTTTCATCCCAAATATAAGAGGAATATTCTCTAAAGGTCTCAGTACAGCAATCATTGTATAGAATCATGCCTTGATTTAATGCTGAGGCCACGTTTCGAATGCCCTCTATCACTTCGTTGTTAGCTTCGATCACTTGATACCCATTCTTTTTGAGTAACGTAATAAATGACGTGGCGCTCGGGTCCACAATGATAGGTGGTATATCTGGAAGATCAGCTACGAATTTATTCAAGTCCTCCAAATACTCCTGGTCTGTCTTTTGCTTTCCTGAGTTGCGCCCATCGTAGTGGTACTCCTTCACTTTGTACCATTGCTTAATTCGTCTACCCCACAATCCGAATGTAGTAGGGTTTTGCGTCCCATAGTCCACGCTGACAAAGTAGCGCTGATAGTTGCGTTGCTTCGTCTTAACAATGTGTTTGTCTTTATCAAACATGTCATAGATGATGCCTTCAGCAAGTACCCAAAGCCCTAAGATGTAACGCTTGTAGAATACTCCTGTATATAAACGTTTAAAACGTGCCTTCACCTTTTCAGATAAAGAAAGGTTATCGTCCATTGTGAAATGAAGGTGCAGCATGTTTTTGCCTTCAAGATCATCTAAGTATTCCATTTTGAACCAATGATATGGTCCTGCCGGGTTACAGTTGAACCAGAACTTAGAACCTTCCACAGAACAACGTGCTGTCGCCTGGTTAACAAAGGACTGTGGCATTAATGCAACTTCATCAAAGAACATGCCAGCTAATGTAATGCCCTGGATAAGGTCCTGACTGGCTTCGTCCTTACCACCGAATACATAAAAGTAATTTGAAATACCTTTATAAGTGATGGTTAAGTAGTTATCTGCTCGATGATCTTTAACACGATACCCTCTTGATTTAAGCATCCGTTTAAGAGGTGTGATCACGTTACGACGAAAGGACCCTATTGTTTTACCTGACATCCCTAAGTTCTCATCTTGAAATGTTTCCATGGCCCACATGACATAAGAGAGTGACATCACAACGGTTTTCCCTGCTCGCACTGAACCGTCGCACACGATTCCATCTCTCTCTTTTACAGGGGAGTCTTTGCGCCACCAGGTAAGGACCTTGATTTGTTTTTCAGAGAAAGGCTTGAACTTAAATGGCGCAGGTTTCTTTTGCTTATTCGCTACGCTACTCATCTTCCCACACCTCAGCCGTCTTACCTTCTAGAGCTTCGTGGAATCCATCATCCTCATACTCACCATCGTCAATGTTGGCTTTGGCTTTATCAAGGTCGAGTCGCTCCTGAGCCACTTTCATATCATGCTGCATCTTTTCAAGTTGAGCTCTTCTGTGATCGTCCTGACCAGAAAGCTGTATGAAGTCTTTAATCAAAGAACGCAATTCACTCATAGCACGAGATTGCGCAGTGAGAAATGTAGCGTGTTTATCCCAAGCAAATTGAATCTCCCATTCTTCCTCAGTACCACCGCCAGATTCAGAAGAGAACTCTTTTTCCTTCTTCAGCTCTTTGGTGGTATCGTCTTGATCGCTTACATACATCAGCTTCTGCGCCCTGGCTATCGCTGTGTACTTAATAACGATGCTTTCCCAGAGCATATCAACAGGACCCTTCGAAGCTATTGCATCAACAATGTTTAAGGTCTCCTCATCATCAGGGAATATCGTTCTGAAGAATCCGTGAGAGACTGCAGCGCTGTTTCGTTTTGAGAACTGACGCGCCGGATTGGGATTACCACTTCTATTCCTTTGCTTATCAGCACCTTCAGGCTTCTTCTTATTCGTAGTACTACAATTCTTTTTTTGCAGTACTGCATTCCATTTATCTCTAGCTTTCCAAGCACTAATTGTCTTTTCTGGAACGTCTAACTTTTCACCGATTGATCTATTTGTGATATCGCCACTGTGCTTCTTAAATATTTCGAAAGCTTCATCACGTCTAGGATCTCTTTTTCGAGGCACTACATTTCACCACCTCCACTATTCGTCATACCGAAATGTCTTCTTACCGTTAACATGAAGAAAGTATGACGGATTTTCGACTATGAAACTTGATCTTATATGCTATACTGGAAGGCAGGACGGACTGGCGTTCATTTTCAGGATAAGAACACGCTACATCATACAAAACAAGCTTTCTGATTTACGTTGTTCCAATTTCCTTTTGCATCTTTTAATGTGTGTTTGTACCGTTGCTTTTTTCACCTCTAACAACGCTGCTATTTCGTCATAAGAAAGCATTTGAGTGTAGTGCAACAAAAAGATATCGCGCTCACGTTTGGTTAAGACAGATAAAGCATCTTCAATCCGTTGTCTATCCCAACGATCAACTTTGCTCGATTCTTCGCTGTCATTAGGAAGAGACACACTTTCAAATTCAGCATTTTTAAATACTTTCGGATCAAATAATATGGTCCTGTAAACAGCCTTCTTATCATATCCGCGTTTCGCCCCTGGAAGCCTACCGTTTTCTAACCATTCAATAGCAAACTTCAGGTCGCTGATCATGCTGTTATATTGCTTAACGTCTTCGTTATCTTCAATGCTTCTTTCTTTCTCAGGGATATCCTCCAGCTGCTCTTTTTGCTTTTTTGTCTCCCTCAACGTCTTTTTGTATTCGAAAAGTAAATCTAACAACACGACCAGCCCCTTTCGTTATCTCTGTTTCATAGAACCACCGCGACCTCTTCTGTAAGTCGGGCGATCCATACCCATAAGATCTTTTATATCGTTCTGTGATAGCTTCTCCGGCTTTCTGTGTTGTTTTTTCTTAGGTGAAGGAGTTTTGATGCCTTTATTCTTTTTGTAATGCCTCAGTTGCTCTCTAAATTGATCTGACATAAATACGCTCCTCCCTTCTGCAAATAAAAAAGAGCACCAACTACACAGCTGCATAACTTGCAACGTATAATCAGTGCTCTCGGTTTTTCCGATAAGCTTATTTAGTTATAGTTTGAAACTTTCTTCCATTTTACCATGACATGGCTTGCCACCTTGCCAGTTTATTGTAAGAGCTCCGAATCCTTTTGTTGGTTCAGGAGCCTTCACCATTTCTCCGTCTTTCACAATATATACAGCGTTTTCGCTTAGGTCGATCTCGGATGTAGGGTTATCGTATTCTTTCTTCAATGTTCCAGTCACCATCAAAGCCCCCTATATGATAGAATAGTAGTTGTCAGGTACTAAACTAAGTCAGAGGGCTATCCTCTGGCTTTTTTATATGTTTTCATCTTCTTCCTCATCAAATAGCTCAACAAAGGTTTGTTCTATCATGTCTGCAAATTTAGCTTGTTTCTCAAGCTCTTCATCTGTCATATTTTTAAGATCAGGTCCATGACCGGGAACCCACTGTATTTGTTGACACTTTTCTATCAGCTTTTGTCTTTTCTCACTCATGCTAACCATCCTTGTTTCAGATCTTCTTCGTGATCCGTCTTATGATTTTAGGTATCCAATTTCTTTCGCATAATCTATAATCTCCTGCTGAATCTCATCAGAGTGTCCCCAGTGAGGGCAAAGCAGACCTCCATATCCGTGCTTTCCGTTAGTGTTCTTCCCTGTACGGATGAAGTCTGCAAAGTCCATCACTAAAGCCTGAAGCGTTCCTCCGTGACTGAAGTTGTTCCACCTTCGATTATTATTAATTACCGCAATCGATTCCTTCGTATAATTATCTACAAAGTAGATCCTACCTTTTTTAATTTCCATATAAGCGATACTTTCTTCGTCGTCAGATCGCACAGTGCTTTTCGTGTTAAAAGAACCTGCGTCCTCTTTCAGATATGAATTGAATCAGATTGTTTATTAAGTCCATCCGCTCTTCTTTTGTTTGCTTCACTCTGGATCCTCCTTTACTTCATGAACACCATCCAATGAGTTTTGGATCGTCTGTTTCCGAATAGAGGCTTTTGGCCAATTGCTTCAAGAACCTCTTTTGTACTGATCTGGTCCTCATTCCACTTAAAGATCAGCGTTCCATTCTTCTTGAGAACCCTCATACATTCATTGAACCCTTGCTGTATATCGAACTGCCACAAATCATCTAGCTTTCCGTACTTCTTCGCCAGCCAGGAATCTTCTCCAGCTTTCAATAAGTGAGGAGGATCGAATACAACCATGTAGAAGGATTCATCCTCAAAAGGCATGTTTCTGAAATCAGCTATCAGATCCGGATTGACTTCTAATGTTCTTCCGTCACATAGTTCTTCAGATAACTGCCTGTTATCCATGTAGAGTGCGTCTTCGTGTTCTTTGTCGAACCAGAACATCCTACTGCCACAACAAGCATCTAGTATTCTCTGCATCTACTTCCCTCCCTACGCCGCTCAATAAGTCTGATTTGTCTTAGGCGCTCTCTTCTTTTGCTAATTGTTCAGCAGCCATTTGTAAGCCAACCCAATAAGCTATTAATCTAGGAGGCATTACTTTTCCGAAATCCCAAACATCTTCCAGAGTATCTGAATCCATTGAGGTATTTGAGAAGACGCTTGTTAACCACCCTTGGTATGCCTCTGTTGAAATACTTTCCTCCATAGCTTCTACAATTTCTGTGTAGATCTCCGGACCGTCAGGCATATCGTTCATTTCATATTCATGCCAATGCTCTCTTAATTCTTTTTTGGCTTGCTTTTCATCAAAGTTCCAACGAGATTCACAGAAGGCTTGAAGTTTGCCGGTGAAGTAACCAAGATTGAATCCTTTAATGTTGTCCAAGGTAGCAGCACATGTAAGAGAATAGACAGCTTCACCAATATCACCTGAAATAAAAACGTTGTTTCCGGATAGAACGTATTTTGTTCTGTACATGTTAGTACCTGGCTTCCCCCACGAAATAACCTGTAGGCCTTCTTCACCGCGTACTTCTGCTACATGATCTTCAAACCAGTCATTCCTAATCATTTCCTTATACCGTTCTACATGATCCATTTTCATTCTCCTTTCTGAATTACACTTAATCGCTATTTAGTGGGATTATGGCGTTTCTAAACAGAAGTTCTCGTTGAAGTACCATGCTCTATGTGATTCTTCTGCTTCGGTTAAATCTTCGTCATAATTGTTTGGATCAACTCGCTTACCGTATATCCATGCATCTTCTGGTTCATCAGAGGCTACGATCTTTGTTATTTTGAAGTGAGTAGACTCATAAGGGCTAGAATACACATCGCCTTTTTTGAAAAACCAACCTTGTGTTTCCAGAGATTCAATCTCTCTGTTAAGAGCAAACCCTCCATTTTTGCTCCACCACTCAGCGCCCAGGACAGCGAATGCAAAATACGCTATGTCTATATAGCCTTCAGCGTTAGTCATGGTTTCATAGTCTTTGTCACTCATCCCCATTTCTCTTAGGGCCTCCACTTTTTATCCGTTTCCTTCGTTAGAACATACTCACATTCACCCATTGCACAAGAAAACTCTTCTACAGGCATTGTGCTCAAAATATCTAACATTTGCTGTTTATCCATTCTCATTCTCCTCTCAAGTTATAAATACTCCACTACATGATTTGGCTTAAAATCTTCATGAATTCTCTTGGGGCACCTGGTGACTTCCATGGGGCATGGTTCTTGTTTATCTCGATATTCTTTTAACCGGTCTGTAGCTTTATCCCATGAGTCTTCATGAGGGGCACACTCAAAATGTTGAATGTAACCCCAAATTGCAACAACATAATCACGCCAGAGTATGTGAATCTTTTCTTGTTCTGGATGATCAGGGCCACTGTAATGTTGCTCTAATGGAGATAGTGCTTCCTGTGGTATTAGAGCTTTCACAAAACACTGATCATGATTGCCGAAAACATCTTGCCAGTTTGCTAGACTTTCATCGAAACCGTGTATAACTTCATCGATCGTTAGCTGCATCTTTATCACTCTCACCTAATGACTGATTCTTTTCAGTTAGACTCTGCACAAGGTTTTGCAGGCGTTCGTTCTCTTCGCGCAATTGTTGAGCATCTGTTTCGTGGTTTTCAGCCATAAATTTAAAGTGTGCTAAGTTTTCTTCTGATTCCTGAATGCGCTTGCTTTTCTGCTTAATTACTTTATTAGCCATTTTCCATTCGTTTTTATGGAAGTCACTCAACTTAGTTATTTCCTCAATTTGTTCGTTTTGTTGTTTGACGGTATCAATAAGAAAGTGAGCATCTTCTTTTTCAATGGCATAAAAATTAATGTCTAATTGATCTTGCATATTTTCTTCGATTTCTTTTATGCGTTCCACACTCATTCTTCATCCCTCCTACGCTTCCTTTAAGTCCACCACTGGAACACCATTTTTAAACTTTGTATCCCATTCTCTCCAGCTTACCCCGGATCCCTAAAGCGCTTTTGTTCACTTTTTCTGCAATGTACTCGAGGCAGTAACCTTTTTCGTATAATTCGATCAGCATTTCTACCTCTTCTGATGTATATTTAACGTGATTATTTAAACTAACTGGGCGCATTTTTAGACCTAAATCTAAAATTCTTCTTTTTACGGCACCTTCTGATCTATTCAGTTTTTTCGATATTTCGGGATACGTGTATTTATAAGCTTTCAACATAGACTTTAATAGGTTATCTTCTTGTTTGGACCAGGCGTTGTTGTGGCTCTTTTTAATGATCCATCCGTTACGCGTGTCAGTTGTGCGTTTTTCCTTGACCCAATCCGGTTCTGGACCAAGCAAAAGAGGTTCTAGCCTAGTGAAATCGAGCATTTGCTTGTTTTGCTCAGCCCACTCCCAAAAGTCATCATAGGAGACAACCAATACACGGTTTTCTGCTGCGAATATTCTTTTCTTAGCTGGGAAGTCATAAAGCTTAATCCAGTTTTTCAGGATGCTGTAGGATATTCCGAGAGCTTCCGCTAATTGAGATACCGTTATCCCATCAAAAGCCAAGCGTGCGTCAGAGAGTCCAATTCGTTTCGATTTAAGCTTCACAGCATTTATTGAACGATCTAGATTTTTTGCAATAGCTTTAATACTTATAACGCCCCATTTATCTTGCAGGAAATCTACCTCTTCTTTCGTCCAAGATCTTCCCTTTCCCACGACTTCCCCTCCTTCAACTGTTTATAGGCTTGCTCCAACTCCGAATGTTTCTGCTTTAGATGGCCATGTTTGCGTTTGAGATGTTCAAAATCACTCATGGCTCGCTCCCTGCTTTTGGCTTTATCTCGTTCTTGCTGATATTTCTTATTGAGTTCCTGGATTGTATTCTTTTGGGAATGGACTCTTTGGGAGTAGTCTTTTAAATCCTTTCCAATTTGGGAGACAAGACTTTGTAAACGTTTCGTGCTGACGGTTTTCTGATTCTGGATAATATCTTTAAGAGCTCGCAGGGCATTCATTATCATCCCTCCTAACGTTCCCTCATCGCTCTTCTCGATTTTTCACGCTTTCTTTCACAGCTTCCAAATCTTCCGCGGTAGCCTTACGGACGTAGAAGGGCTCTCCTTCTATGAGGAGAACGTCTTCTTCGCCAGGTTCAAGATTCTTCATGTGATTGATCACTATCTCAGGTTTCATACAATACCCTCCTTAATCAGCTCGTCCAAAACAGGAATGTAATCTAAAACAACACCGTTACCTGACCTCACGTCTCCAGCTGCATAATAGTTAAAATCATCAATCGGAATTGACTTGCGACCTCCGAGCTTTGCATTTTCCCAATATAACTGCATGGTACTGAACAAAACGAGAAACACTGTATTCATCACCTTGCATTCGATCAAGAAGAAACATAAGGCACCAGCTTTATCTGCTTTATGCATGTAGTCCATTTGGTGCTGATGGATGTTTTTCAAAGGGAATCGGTTATCTTTAGTAGACTTAGCTTCAAAGCAAAGCGTTCGTCCTTTGTAAATCCCATCGTAATCAACCGTGGACTTTGCTTCGAAATACCCACTCAATACCCTCGTTCCTTTTGATTTCATCACTTTTACAGGAGTTGGGCGTTTATTCACTAAAGCTAGACCTTTTTGATTGTAGGCATGATTGGTATGGTTGATCATGCTCTCAAGCAGCATGCCTCGGTTACCTTGTTTGGTTTTCATTAAAATTGCTCCCTTCGTCTTTTTGTTTTCGGCAGCGAAAATCCTGACGAACGTTGCTTTTTCCCATTTTCTAGATCGCATTTCGCACCCTTGCGTGCTTCTTCAAGTTGCTTAGGAGTCAGGTAATAGGTTTTTACTGCGTGCCTGGATTGGCCCATTTGGTATCCCCCTCTTACTCTGTACGGTTTATTGAATCTTCCTCACTAAATCCACCCGGGTAGCGCGTTTTTTAACTTCTCAATATTTTCTTTCGCTACATCCTCTAAGGAAAAATGATGTAAAGTTGCAAGACCGGATAAGTAATGAAGTACATCGCCTAATTCCGTTTTTAAGCTCCATGCGATCCAGGTCATGGTTGTGGAATAACCACTTTTTTAATACGTCCGAAACTTCCCCGGCTTCACCTGTTAATCCCATTGCATAGTTAGCAGAAACTTTTCTCATGTCCTTTTCTGGCATTGTGCGCTTGCTTAACTCTTGATAGTCATTCAACTTCATCCGATGCTCACCCCATTCGCGATACGGCATTCCACGTTGATGTGTATTTGCTCCAATTCTGTTAACGTTAGCTTTTCTGTTTCGATGCCATCTGGCGTTCTCTCATACCCCATCTTCGATAGACGGTGAATCAAAAAATGCCTACGCTCATCAACAGCTCGACGTAATTGATTTGCTTGGTAGTTCACGCTTAAAACCCTCCAATAAACATTTTGAATCGTTCAATACTCAATCGGTCTAACGCTAATGCAAGAACATCTTTCTGAGATCGTTTTAAGTATTTTGCCACGGTTTTGTAACCGTGACCTTCGTTGCAGTACGTTTCAAACTTGGCAACCTCTTTATCGCTCCAATCAAGACCTATATCTTCTAAAGCAATGTGGAGACTCATGCGGATTGCTCCTTTTGCTTCTGACGTTCAAGAGCTTCATCCAGTCGCTTTTTGAATCGGTACCTTCTAAGTTGTCGTTCGGTTTCTGGAAGAGGCCCACATTTCGGGCAAGGGTGAATCGAAAAAACACTCTGATTTTGAATCCGGACCCGGTGGGATCCGTTGCATAAATTACACATCATGTTACCCCTTTCTTCCGCTGGCGATAGTCGGAGCCTTCAACCTCGTAAAGGTCTGTCATGCCGAATAAACGACTAGCAGCTGCGTATCCGATTTTTTCACTAATCGTGCCTTGATCTTCATTGGAGCTAAAAATGATAGGTCGCTTGTTTCGGTACCGTTCATTGATTATGCGGTAGTAAAGGCTTTCTTTTGCTTCACTCCACTTTGACTTTCCTAAGTCATCCCAAAGCAGAACATCAACTGTAGTAGCGCTGTGAATGAGTTTATTTAATGTTTCGTTCCCATCGTTATTCATCTTGGCTTGAATAAGGTCTTCCATGAACTCGACATCCGAAACGCATAAAACCCTGCACCCTCTAACGAAACTAGACATCTGACCTGGCGCAATCTCATCTCTTACTTGGACGTTGTTCATGATCCACTTTGCTGCAGCCATTTGCAGATGTGTTTTACCTAATCCCCAGCTATTATGCTTTTGCTTAAAAGTGTGTCGATCTTCTGGATTCATTTCTCTGATTAGACTTTCGCCGTAAACCGCAATAAAACCAATGCTATTTTGATCTGGCTTATCAGTTATAACCTTCTGGATCTGACTCAGATACTCTTTGATTGCTTCGAACAACGTCCTCTGAACATCTGATTCAACCTCGT